TACACCACTCATGGTGGTTGGAACCGATGGAAGCGTACTTCCTACTTCTATTTCTGTTACTGATCCTGACACAGGTATATCGTCGTCATTAGAAAGTCCTGCAATGGGATATGCTTCTGCTGTTAAGGTAGAAGAAGGAATTTACTTTGTTAATGGATATTTTGTAAGAAACGATGCACAGTTATTGGTCATTGACAAATATTATGATTCTCCATCTAGAAAAGTTGGATTTAAAATTAATGAGAGTATTGTAACTCCTGAAGAAGATGTAAGTCTATATGACAATTCAATAGGATCTTCAAATTACTCTGCGCCTGGAGCACATAGGTTAAGTATCAAGTTGAGTCTCGTTGTATACTCATTAGACGAGAAGACAGATAAGAATTTTATAAAACTACTCCAAATAAAGAATGGTGTAGTACAAACACAAGTAACACAAACTGATTATAATCTATTAGAACAGACTCTTGCACGTAGGACTTATGATGAGTCTGGTGATTATATTGTTGACAACTTCTCTCTTGATGTAAGGGAGTTCTATCAGAAGAATGGCAATCTTGGTATCTATGGAAAGGATGAAGAGGGTCTAGTAAATGGTTTATCTGAATCTGATGCTGGTAAGAAGTTAGTTGCTAGTGTTGGTCCAGGTAAGGCATATATTAAGGGTTATGAGATTGTTAATAAAGAGACCAAATATATTGACGTTGATAAAGCACGTGAAACTCTAAACAGAGAAGATATACGTCTTAAAACTAAAGGTCTACCAACCTATAGAATTACTAATAACTACAGTTCGATACCAGTAAACGCAGAAGGATCTGAACTTACATCATATCCTAATGTGTATCTGTCTGCTGCATTTAATGACGGATCTATTGGTATGAATAATACTGAGGCAGCATCTGATCCTAAGCAAACTATTAATAGGAGAGGTTCTTTCTTTGATATTAATCAAGGTATTAAGACTATCTACATTGAAGTTGATAATAACTATGCAACACGTGTAGCAGGTCTTACTGGTGCTAATTTTAGAACTACTGCTGATGGTATTCCAACTCTTTGGTATATTCAATCACGTGGAACTACTATTGTAGCAAATAGTTTTGATGTCCTATCTTATTCTAAAGTTCCTAGAATAGAAGCAAACCCAGATGATACAGTTACATTCCTAGAGATAACTGTAACTGCACAGAAAGATCTTCTAGATGATTTCCTTATTGAATATGATGAGACTGATCCTAATAAGTACAGATTCATCTATATCAACGAGAATGATGCTGAGACACCTGGTTCTGTTCCTTTTGGTAAGATTGTTGATTACAATAACACAATTACTCCAGTCATAGGTATAGCAAAACCTAGTAACTATACTTTATTGGAGAGAGGTGCTGGATTTAATTCTGATACTGATATTGTTGTATCTAAAGGAAGATTATCAAATGGTGATGCAACATATAATAGTACATTTGGACTATCTTACTTTGATCCAAACTTCTTCACTAAGATACAATTAGATGATAAGATTACAGTTTCTGGTAGTTTTGCTCCAGGACAATATGTTAGAGGTCTTACTAGTGGTGCTTATGGTGTCATAGAAGGAACATCTACAGGATCATATACTTCAAATAAAACCCTTATGGTTAAAGGTTTATTTGGTGTATTTAAGAGTGGTGAAGTTGTTGCTGATGAAAGTGGCAATACATTAAGGATCGCTAAAGATAATACCATATCACATTTTGTTGTTAATAGTAGAGGAGCAAATCATGCACTTGATGCTACTCTTAGAGTTGATGGTGTTGAGTATGATAACTCAAAAATAAAGGTTGATGTTAGTGGTGATCAGTTAGTATGGAGAGTTTCTATTGTTGATAGAGATGCTGCTCTAGTTGAATACTCACAACCACCATTAGTTGAAATTGTTGATACTGGTGCTACCAGTCAAGCAGTTGTAACTCCAGTATTGGTAAGGAATGCTGTTACAACATATACCCCACAGAATGTTAAGTCATTCTACTCTCAATTTGGATCTGGTAATTCAAATACATTTACAGCAGATATTGAGATTAACAAAGAGAAGTATTCTGAGGTTGTTTCAGTAACTGATTTTACTTTCAGTGGAAACAAAGGAAGAAAGTATATTGAGTGTACAGGATTTGGTGGAGATGCAACAACATTTGTTATTCATGGAGATTTAGTTCAGTTTACAGATGATACTGGAAATCTTGTAAGAGGTGTTGTACAACAATCTACTAAACCTGCTGGTGTATACAAATCAAGGATTTACTTAGATAGATCATTACCTAATAATGTTACTAATGCTAGTGTTGTTAGAGTAAGACCATCTATTGAGAACTTCAATCAAGGAACTTTACTTTATAAGACTGGTTCTAATCAGATAAGTTCTATTGTTGCATCTCCTGATGATTCCAAGATTACTTACTATCTCAGAAGAGACTTTATATCTACTGGTTCTGGTGGTTCTGGTGCTATTACTTTTGCTGCTCAACTCCCATTTGGAACTCAAAGATTTGTATCATTTAGTGAAAGTAACTTCTTAATCACAATACTTGATCCAGGAGATGCTCCTAATATTACTGCTGGTGATATAGTTTTCATTACTTCAGATCAAGTTGAGATAAAGGCATCTACTGATGCTGCTAGTGGTTTGACATCTGGTAGTGTTAAGTTGAATCTACCTGCAAACTATTTTGGATCTACATCATATACAACATATCCAACACTTAAGTTAACTGCTACTCTTGAAGTTAGTAAAGCAAAACCAAGACTTAAGACATCAAATTTAAACAAGAGAATCATTGTTGAAGCTCTTGGAGATAAAATTATACCTTTTAGAGGTAGAGACTACGATACAGAGTCTTTAGATGTATACAGTTATGCTGATGCATTTAACTTGAGGTATGTCTATGAAGGATCTACATCAACACCTCCTGTAGTTGATAAATCAGGTAACTTAGTTACTGGTACTGATGTTACTAATAGGTTTACATTTGACGATGGTCAAAGAGATACAATATATGATATCTCTAGACTTGTCATCAAACCAGGTTTCGAAGCACCTGTTGGTCAGTTAGTAATTGCTTTTGATTACTTCGATCATACTACTGGTGATTTCATCACTGTTGATTCATATTTACATGAAGCTGGTGTTGGTTCTGAAGAGATTCCATCATTTAACTCACCTGTACTTGGTAAGATATCACTTAAGGATGTTCTAGACTTTAGACCTAAAGTAGATAATAATGCAATCATAGGTGGATATCAGAATACAGCATTGTTGTCTGCACCTAATGCTAGATCATTCACTGGAACTGGTGGTATTGTTTCTAGTACTCCTGCTCCTGATAGTGGATTGGAGTATACCTTCTCATTTACACAGACACAATATCTTGATAGGATTGATGGATTGTTCTTGAATAAGAAAGGTCAATTTATTGTTAAACAAGGTAATTCATCACTCAACCCATCTAAACCAGATGTTATTAGTGATGCTATTGCATTGTATTATATGTACATCCCTGCTTTCACAGAGACAGGTAAGGATGTAAGAATTACTCCAGTTGATAACCGTCGTTACACAATGCGTGACATTGGTAAGTTGGAGAAACGTATTGAGAGACTAGAATATTACACTACGTTAAGCATTCTTGAGCAACAAGCACTGAATATGCAGATTACCGATTCTGCTGGTGTTAATCGCTTTAAGAGTGGTTTCGTTGTGGACAATTTTGAGACTCATAGGATTGGATCCTTAAAGTCATTAGATTATAAGTGTTCTATTGATACACAACAATCTGTATTGCGTTCACAGGCAAAAGAAGACTCTATTGATCTAGTTGAAGTTAATACTAGAGATGATCAGAGATCTGTTTCTGGATATCAGAAGTCTAGTGATGTAGTTACTCTACCATATCACGAATTAGAATTACTAGGAAACAACTTTGCTACTAAGACAGTTAACCCTAACCCATTTGTTGTTCTTCAGTATGTTGGTGATTCCTTTATTGGTCCTAATGTAGATTCTTGGTATGATAGCAGTGTTGAACCTTTGGTAACAGATAACAACACTAATCTATATTCTATTTTCCTTGCTAAGGAAAACTTAAAAGAAGCATTCTCAAGTCTTTATAATTCATATAAAGTTAATTGGTTAGGTGCTAACCAAGCATTCTATAATATTGGATCATTTGCAGAAGTTAACTCTAGTATTGCAGATTCTAATGTTGCTACTGCTAGTGTAGGTACATCCTCAAATATTAGTCCACAGAATAATGAAGTTGGTAAGGGACTAGTAACTAAGGGTGTAGGATCAAATGTTGTTGCTACATCATTGTCATACTTTGCTAGAAGTATTCCTGTTAAATTTAAAATTAATAGACTAAAACCAAATACAAGGGTTTATGTCTTTATGGAAGGTAGAGATATTGCTAGATGGGTAAACCCTGACCTTAAGTATACTGGTATTGCTGCTAACTCATTATCAGCATTTAATGGTGCTATTACTACAGATAATAATGGTAACGCTAGTGGTGTTATTCTTGTTCCTGCTGGTAATCCACCTAGAGAAAACGCTGTATGGTCAGGAAGTGTTGACACTGTATCATATGATACAGATGCTGATGAACTAAGGTTTAGTACAGGTGTTAAGACAATCAGATTTACATCTAGTTCAACTGATGCTGAAACAGAATCTGTAGAGACATTCGCTGAAGTAAAATTCTATGCTACTGGTATAGTACCTGAGAATCCTTCTTCTATTATATCTACAAGACCTGCATTCTTTAAAGCAAATGAAGGTACACAGATTGTAGGTAGCAATACACAGAATCCTATAAGACCAAATCCATTCGCTCAAACATTCTTGGTTGATGGGTTTGAAGGTGGTGTATTTGTAACAAGTCTAGATCTATTCTTTAATAAGAAGAGTGATAATATTCCATTGAGAGTCTATCTAACTGATGTTGTTAGTGGAAAACCAGGTAAGAACATTGTTCCTGGTACTCAAAAGGTATTGACACCAGAGACATTCTTAAAAGTAGTCGCAAGTGATACACTTACGATTACTAAAGGTGAGAATGTAACTGGATCTAAATCAAATGCCTCTGGTCCTATCATCAAGGTAATTGATAAGAATAATATTGAGATAGTTGCTAGTACAACAGGTTTATACACACTTACGAATGATCAGGTGTATACACTTGTCTTGGATAACAACAACGGTAAGAACTTTGTACAAGATGAATTATTAAACGTTACATCTATTACACAAAATAATAATGCTAACAATACAGAATTTACATTAACTATTGCTAAGAATTCTGGTCGTGTAACTGGATTGAATGTTGTCAATACAGGTAGTGGATATGATTCTGCTATTATCACTATTGAAAGTCCACAACTTCCTGGTGGTGGTAATGCTACTGCTACAGTTAGAGTTTCACAGGGTCTTGTGTATGATGCAGAGATGACACTTTCTGGTTCTGGTTATACTGAACCACCATCTATTGTTCTTAGAGGAACAGGATCTGGTAATGCTGGTGCTGTAATTGAATCTGTGATTACTATTGATACTCCAGCAGTTAGAATGGGTGTTGCTATTGATGTAGAAGGAGAAACACAATCTATAACTCCTACTAAGTTTGAATTTGATTTCCCTGTATACCTTGAGAATGATACTGAATATGCTCTTGCTATCGAGACAGACTCAGTTGATTATGAATTATGGTCTTCTCAATTAGGTGGGGTTGAAATTGCTACTAGTCAAATTGTTACAACTCAACCATCTTTAGGATCTCTATTCAGATCACAGAACACAGGTGATTGGACTGAGGATATATTTGAAGATGTTAAGTTTGTATTGAATCGTGCAGAGTTTGATATTAGCAGAACTGCAAGTTTATTACTTTCCAATGCTGATCTAGGGTTTGAACCACTTGATCATCATCCTATTGAAACTAATGCAGAAGCGAATACTACTGCTACATCAACATTATTTAAGAATAACAATTATGTTGTTAAGGTTAATCATAGAGATAATGGTTTTGATCTTGATAAGTCATGGGTTTACTTCAAGAATGCAGTTGATGTTGGTGGTGTAACTGCTTCTTCACTAAACAGTAATCTTTATAAGGTTTCTAATACTGGTGTTGATTACTATAACATCAATGGAGCTAGTAGGGCATCTGGAAATTCCTTTGGTGGTGGTACAAATGTACTAGCGACATATAATAGGAAGTTTGAAAAGGTATTTGCTTCTGTGTCTAATCTAACCTTCAGTCAGACTAAGATTGATAGTTTTGTTAAGACTACAAACGTTGCACCAATAGATGATAATGTTGGAACTTTTACATCATATTCTCAGACTGATTATGAGAAAACTTTCTTGAACGAAGATTTCTTCTTTATCAATCAAAAGATTGTTGCTTCTAAGATTAATGAAACTGCTAATGGTATTGACAATTCATTACTTTATAAACTTGATCTATCAAGTACTGTTACTCATCTATCACCAGTTATTGATCTTTCTAGGGCATCTGTCAAGACTATTACTAATCGTATTGAATCTGCTACAGGTTCGGAAGATCGTTATGGTAGAAGGAATCAAGTTGTAACTTTCTTACCAGTATTTTCATTTACTGCATCTGGTCTACAAGGTGCTGAAATAATCAACGATTCTCAAACTATTGTTGGTGTTACATCTAAAGCAGAAGGAACTATTGTAAAGGTTGATGGTAGTACTGTGTTTGTTAAAATAACAACTGTTAATACATTTGTTGCTGGAGAAGTATTAACATTTAGTAGTGATACTTTTGCTGGTGATATTAAAGTTGGAATAGATGGTCTTACTAAGTTTGAGTTTAATATACCAAATACTACTACACCTCCAACATATGTGACTGCAAGAAATCCATCTGTTGTTGCTCAAACTTATGATAATAAGATTTCTGGTAGAATAGTATTATGGAATACCAAGTCTGGTCAACTAACTACTGTTAATGATAAGCAACCAATTAATAATGATTATACTGGAAGACTTATTGATAGTAGTAGTTTCGATAGAAACGCTAGTGTAGATGATCAGTTGAATGATATCTTTAGAGTTGGTGATTTGATTTCATATCCAAATCAACCAGTAGATGAAGCAAGTTTCATTGAAATTTCTCATGTATCATATTCTGATGGTATTGACTTTATTTCTGAGTTACAGTCTAAGAATAGTTCTGGAATTTCTAAATATGTCACTAAAGAGATTTCTATTGAAAATCCAGCTACATCTATTGATGTAAAACTTACTGCTAACGTAACTGATACTAAGAATTTACAGATACTTTATAAACTCAAGAAGTCTTCCTCACAGGAAAACTTCGAAGATATTGAATGGATTTATTTCAATACTTCAGGTGAACCTGATGTTGATACTATTGCTTCTTCTGAAAATTCTATTAGTGGTATTACAGAGAAACAATCATCATATCAAGAACTATCTTACAGCATAGAAAATCTACCTGAATTTTCTTCTTATGCAATTAAGATTGTTATGAAATCTAATAATCCTGCATTTGTTCCTAAGATTCAAGATATGAGGGCAGTAGCATCTTATTGATATGAATCATTTGAAAGTTGAGAATGAAGACCATCTATATCGTGATGTAAATACAGGTGCAATAATAAATACTGACAGGTCTTCCTTCGCCAAATATAAAGCATCCAGAAACAAGTACCGTAATATGGAGCATGAATTGGACTATGTTAAAAGTGAACTACATGAACTCAAGACCCTCTTAAAACAATTGATAAAGTCCGATGGCAGCCATAGTAGTTAATAAGACTGATACCTTTGAAGTTCAAAGGCAGAAGATAAACCAGATAGGGTCTGAGTTTGATACGTTTGTGACGAATCAGACGACTCTGAACTCTACCTTCATCGAACTGACTGATATATCAGTTACCAAACTCAATGCAGGTACTGCCAACTTACAGTATGATAATACTACTGGTGTACTGACATATACTCCACCAGATTTATCAAACTTTATAACATCAATTGGTGATGCTATTCAGGATGCAGACTTTACTACTGCTGGTCTGATGAAGACTGATGGTGCTGGAAATTATAGTGTAGTAACAGATAACTCTTCTAACTGGATCGCTTTAACAGATATTTCAGTTACTCAGCTTACAGCAGGTAACAACGGACTTTCATATGATAATTCAACTGGTGTATTAACATTCACACCACAAGATGTATCTGGATTCTTGTCATTAACAGGTATTTCTGTTAATACTCTTACTGCTTCTGCTGGTGGAGCATTATCTTATAGCAATACTACTGGCGTATTTTCATATACTCCACCAGATCTAACTGGTTATCTAACATCATTACCAACTCATAGTATTGATGATCATGATGATGTTGACACAACTGGAGTAGCAGACGGCAAAATTCTTAAATATGATGCTTCAGCATCTTCATTTGTCATTGCTGATGATGGTGGTGGTACTATCCCAGATCTTCAAGATGTTTGTGATCAAGATCCAGTAACTACGACAGATCTAACAGCAAAAGATTTAATATGTGCTGATGCTGGACTGTTCCAAATTGGAACATCACAATATGCAACAATTGGATATAGTAATCTCGGAAAGATTATATATCAAGGTAACAATAGTGGTTTTGATGTAATATCAACCAGTCTTAATTGGATTTCTGGATCTACTACAGTAGCTGAATTGTCATCTACTGGATTGAATATTATTGGTACTGTCACTTCTGATGGATCAACTACTGATGGTGATGCTACATTTAAGGGTGGTACTGCTGATCTTGTTTGGGATAAATCAGATAATTGTCTGTACTTCTATGGTGGTACTACCATAAAAGATGCTAGTGGTGATAAAGGAACATTAGGACAGGTATTAGGTGCTAATGGAGCTGCTGGTCTTGATTGGTTAGATTTTGACTTAGATAATCTTGCCAATGTTAATATTACATCTCTACAAGATACACAAACTATTAAATGGGATGCTGCTTCTAATAAGTGGGTAAATGCTTCTAGTGCAGGTGGTTCAGGAGGGGAAGGTATTTCATTATCAGATATTTCTGTAGGTGCTAATGGTACTGCTACTGGTGGTGGATCACTTTCATATAATGATATAACTGGTGTATTTACATTTAGTCCAGCAGTTGTAGGTAACTTTATTCAATTGACAGATATTTCTGTTGGTGCAGAAGGTGCTGCGGCTGGAGATGGTGGTATAACCTATGATGATAGTACAGGTGTACTAACATACTCACCTCCAGATCTATCTGGGTATCTAACTGGATATACTGAGACAGCAGATCTTCAGGATGTTACAACCAATGGATCAACAACGAATGTTGCAACAACTATCTTTACTGGTGGTACTGGTGCTGCTCGTTTAGATGTACAAAATGCTGGAGGTTATGCTATCAGTTTAAATGCTGCTTCTGGTGTTGGAATTAATACTGCTGATGGTGTTGGACTTTATATTGGTAATATTTCCACTAATGTATGGAGAGCAAAGATTGAAGGATCTACTGGTGATATAACTGGTAACAAATTTGTTAAGACAAGCGGAACATCATCACAATTCTTAAAGGCAGATGGTTCTGTTGATAGTAGTACATATCTAACTTCAATAGACATTAGTTCTGAGAACCTCAACGATCTTGCTGACGTTAATGCTGGAACCCCTACTGATGGACACGTATTGAAATGGGATGCTGGTACATCTAAATGGATTGCTGCTGCTGACCAAACAGCAACAGGTGGTTCTGGTATATCATTAACAGATCTTTCTGTAACCACTAACACAGCAGGTACAGCAGCGTTATCTTACAACACTTCAAATGGTGTGTTCTCATACACTCCTCCTGATCTTTCTTCTGTAAGTACAGACCTAACAGTATTCTCTATTGGTTCTAATGCTACTGCTTCAGGTGGTGGTGGACTTGCATACAACAACACAAATGGTGTATTCACATATACTCCTCCAGATCTTAGTAGTTACATAACTGGTCTCTCTATGGGAGAACTTGATGATGTAACTATAACAGGATCACCAGCAATTAATTCAGTATTGAAATGGAGTGGTACAGCTTGGATAAATGGAACTGTTGCATCAGGTGGTCTTGATAATGTTGTAGAAGATACTTCTCCACAGTTAGGTGGTAATTTAGATTGTCAATCTGCAAATGTAGATTTCTATACTGGTGGTGCTTGTTTCGGTGGAAACAGTGGATCATATGCACCTAGATTGTATATTAGTCATACTACAACATCTGGTGGTACATCATTTATAGATGATGCTAGTGGTAATGGTTTAAACATCCTATATGGAAGTGGTTCTTTTGGTAAGGTTGTAGTTAAAAACAGAACAGGAAGTACTCAATTAACTATTAATGATGCTAATGGTGTCAAGGTTGCATCAAAACTAGATTTGTCTAGTGCTACTATCAATGATGGTACTAGCACAGGTACATCTGGTCAGGTTCTAACTTCTACAGTAACAGGTGTAGCATGGTCAACTGGTCTAACATTAAGTTCACTTTCTATAGGTAGTGAAGGAACAGCATCTGGTGATGGTTCTATTTCATATAATAATACAAACGGTGTATTCACATATACTCCACCAGATTTAAGTGATTTCTTAGATAGTACTTCTGCTCTTGCAGATCTATCTGATGTTGTTATTACTGGTTCCCCTCAGTCTGGTCAGGTAATCAAATGGGATAATGCTACTAGTAAGTGGACTAACCAAGCAGATGCAGCAGGTGGAGCAGTAGCTGCTGGTTTGGATACACAGGTACAATTTAATGATGGTGGGAATCTTGCAGGTGATTCTGCACTTACGTGGAGTAAATCAAGTGATATATTAACACTTGATGGTCAACTCAATATTCCATTTGATAGTACCACTACTGGTACTAACCCTGCTATTAAGATTGGAGCTGGTGGTGACTGGGAGGCATTCCATAATGGATCTTCTACTTGTCTAAGGAACCAATTTGGAACCTATGCTGTACAGAACGCTGCTGATGGAGGAGAATTACATCTTCAAGCATATGGCAACATAAAGATGTCACACATGGCTGGAGTCAATTATGTCTTCTGTAATGAACTTGCTGGTGTTGATTTATTCCATAATGGAACGTGGAAATTAAAAACACATGCCGATGGCGTAGAGATTAATGGTGTAATATTAGATGCTCAAGGTGATAAGGGTAGTTCTGGTCAGATACTTTCTAGTACTGGTACTTCATTAAATTGGGTTACTCCATCTACTAATTTAAGTAATTCTGTTCTTGGAGATCTTCAAGATGTAACTATTGCAGGATCACCTTCAAATAATCAATTCTTAAGATGGAATGGTTCTACTTGGACTAATCAAACAGTTACTATTGGTACTGGTACTGTTACTCAGGTTACAGGTGGCACAGGATTGAGTGGTACTGTAACAACTACAGGATCATTAAGTCTATCTTCCAGTGGAGTTTCGTCAGGAACATATGCAACACCATCGTCAATAACTGTTGATACCTATGGTAGAATCACCAGTATTACAGGTGGATCTGGTGGTAGTGGTTCAGCAGGTGTGTACAGAGTCCATCAATCTGCATCATCTGGTACACTGGCTATTAACAGTAATGCTAATGGTTGGTTAGTTATTGTTGTTGGAGGAGGTGGAGGAGCAGGTGTTGCTCTAGGAACTTCAACTCAAGGTGTTGCTACTGGTGGTGGCGGTGGTGGCGGTGCAGTCATGTGGTTCTATAGTAAATCAGAAATGGGTACTGGAACAATGAGTTGGACTATCGGTTCTGCTGGATCTAGTCCTGCATCTGGTATAAGTAATGGTGGTAATGGAGGTGGTAGCACCTTCAGTACAGGGTCAGGAGGAACTGGTCCTTCCCTATCTGCTCAAGGTGGTAATGGTAGTATCTTCCATGGAATAAGCACTGTCTGTGGTGATGGTGGTGGTCCAGGTAATGGTACTTGGGTTACATATGATGGTGACACTACTGCTGTTATGCGTGGTATGGATGGATCCAATGGTCATGCTGTAGAGGGCAGTAGCACTTGTAAAGGTGGAAGACCTGGATTCCCAGTATCTCCTGCATCAGGTGGTTCTAACTGGGGTCGTGGTGCTGCTGGTGCTGCTAGTAACAATACTAACTGGGCTCAGGGTGGCACTGCCATAGAAGGTATATGTACAATTTACGAATTCTAAAATGATTAACGATTTAACAGATCCTAATGCAAAACGATATGCATTAATTGAAGGTGGGAAGGTAGTCAATATTGTCAAAGCACCTGTTGACTGGCCTGCTCCTGCTGGTCAAACTAAAGTAGAGGTGGAACAACATGCCCTTGTCGATATTGGTGATGAGCATGATGGTACTAGTTTCACAACTCAAAAATTAGTTAGAGTTCTAACTGATGAAGAAAAGTTTGCTAATCTAAGAGCACAAAGAAATGCGTTGTTGAATACAACTGATTGGACACAACAAGGTGATGTGCCAGATGCACTTAAAACTAAGTGGCAAACATACAGACAGGAATTGAGAGATCTTCCTGCCAATACTGATATATCAACTACTACCACTGGACTTACTGATGTGACATGGCCCACAGAGCCAACATAAATAATATTTTAATGATTTGTTATGGAAGCAAGTAAAATAAGAGCTGAACTCACAAGACAATTGGGTGAGACAGAGACTAAAATCACCACACAGGAAAAGAGTCTTACTGAACTGAAAGAATATAGAATTAAAATTATTGGTGGGTTGGAAACACTAGATCTTCTAGAATCTCCTGATCCAGATGAACTTGCGGCTAATGGTGGAAAACTACCACCACCAGAAAAGAAGACTAAATAAAAGAAATTCTAGAGTCTAATGGCAGCGATACCTGTAAATATAGTCGTTGACCGTCATGCTAACTATGACGTGACTTTCTTTATTACTAATAAAGATGGTACGCCACTCAACATGACAGGATATACTGGTGAAGCAGCTTTTAAAACAAGCTACACCAGTTCTTCTAGTGTGTCTGTACCTTTGGTATTTGTCAATCGAACTGCTGGTGAGATTGGTATATCAATGACTAGTACAGAAACAGGTGCTTTAGACCGTAGAAGATATGTCTACGACATTCTCTTGACTGCTCCAACTGGATACAAGACAAGAGTTATCGAAGGATTAGTGGAAGTTAATCCTGGAGTATCGTCATAATGGCAGAGTATACAGTTAGAGTTGGATCTCAGCAACATAGTGTTGCTCTGAGAGAGAACCCTGCGTATAACTTGGATGTTAATTATCAAATTCCAACCAAGTCTACACAGTATACAAACCTAATACTTGATGATATATCTGGTGGATTTGATGGTACACAAGATACATTCAGTCTTTCTGTTAATGGATCTCCGTACACACCAATAGATGAACAACAATTGTTGATCTCTATTAATGATATAGTTCTTAAACCAAATACAGACTATATTGTTTCTAATGACCAAATTGTTTTTAGTACTCCACCTACTGCTGGTCATAGATTTTCTGGTGTTGCCTTAGTTACTACGGCAGATTTAACCAGAACTTTGAATTTTGTTATTGATGCTGGATCATTCCCAATGGCAATTGGACCAAAGGGTGATATGGCAATAGATGTTACTGGTACTATCGAGTCATGGATTCTAGTAGCAGACATCGCAGGTAATATTGAAATAGATATATTGAAGTGTGCTTATGATGATTATCCTAACTTCACTTCAATAACAGGAACAGAAACACCAAAACTAGGTGTTCTAAATACCAGTACAGAAATTAAATCGAAGGATGATAATCTTTCGACTTGGAACACCACAGTTAATGCTGGAGACATTTTTAGATTCAATGTAAACCATGTCCTGAACATCAGTAAGGCTAGTGTTGCATTGAGGATAAAATTATAAATAATTGGTGGTTATAAATAATCATACATAGCAACGTAATTAGGACAGAGGAAAACAATGGCACTCTTAGTCACCGACAACGGCGAAATTGATTCTCTAAGGAATCTGCTGAATTATTCACAGAATATCCCTAGGAACCTTATTCTTAAGTTGTTCACTACAGATACATATCCTGCTGAGAGTGATACTCCCTCTCAAACAAGATATTTCGAACCATATACCGATAACAATACTAACGGTTACGGTTCAGGACCTACTACAGGTTATCCTGGAATCATTAACAATAGAACTGATCAGGATTATGCACAGCAATATGGTATCTTACTGAACGGTAACCGTTGGGGAATCGAGACTGAACCAACTGCTGTTACAACAACTAATGGTGATGGTACATCTGGAACATACCTAGTTACGGTTGCTTCTAACACAGGTATTAAAAAGGGTGACTATGTTACTGGTGGATCTGTCGGCACTGGTGCATATGTTGTTGACATTGATGGTACTACACTTAACTTAAGTGTTAAGAACACTGGTAACTTCACTGCACAACCATTGAGTTTTGGTAGAGGACGTACAACTGCTTCTTATCCAGAGCAAACATTTACCTTTGACGGTCCTGCTGGTAACGTATACGGTTATTTCCTCTCACGTGCTAACAACATGCCTACAACCATTCATGGTGTAGCTGATGCTGGTACTGCTGCTGCTGGCACACAGATTTCTAAGTCTGGTGTTCGTGGTACTATCGGAAACAACTATATTACTCTTGCTGCTGTTGCTTCAACTACTGCTTCTACTGGTACTGCTGGTGAGTTTGAAGTTGTTGTTACATCTACAACTGGAATTGCTGTTGATCAGCGTGTTACAGGAACTAACGTTGCTCAGGGAGCACGTGTTACTGGAATCGTTGGTACTACAGTTTATCTAAGTAAGGCAAACGGTGGTGCTGTTAGTGGCGACTTGGTATTCCAAGCAAACGTTGCTGAGGATCTTGCTCTTGGAATGAGAGTTTCTCAGACAACTACACCTAACGGTATCGATGCTGCTACAGTTATCACTGGTATCGATTACGAGACAGATGATACAGACGGAACAGTAACTGTATTCCTCAATAACGTTCTTATTGAGAACATTCAGACTTCTAACGGTAATGACGTTGTTAAGTTTGACTTCAGTAAAGTAACTGCTACAGGTCATGGTCTAGAACCAGGCGACGCAGTTTATATCGATCAGGGAACAGGTAATACCACAACTACTGCTGGTACTTACATTGTATTCGAGACACCTGATGCAAACACCTTCACGACTACTAAAGCACTTGATGGTACAGGTTCTGTGACACTCTATGATGCGATATTCTTCGCTGAAAGGTTCACAAATGGTCCTTACGCTATTCAAAACGCTGGTGACCAGATCAAAGTAACTCTGAACGTCAGCCTAGACTGATTAATTCAATTGATTTCATTATTATGTGTGAGGGGATTCAGTACTGGATCCCCTTTTTATTTTAGTGGAGGGTAAATGGCAACGCACATCTATACAACTGGTATAGACGGACCTTATGGGTCTAGTTTTGCGTTGCGTATTTTTAGTGGCGAGAGACATTCATATTCATGGAATCCTTCATGTGTTGAGGAGTTTATACAACTAGACTACGGTCTAAATTCATTAGCATTAACACCCACAACCATCATAGATGGTGGATCTATCAACGACGTAGAAGCTGTCGAAGTAGATGATTGGGGTAGAATAATTTACACAGATACTGTCCGACCTTACGGTTTCGTTAGACCGAAGACTGCTACACAGTGGACAGTCCTACATGCATGGGTTGGTACAGGTACTGTCTTTGAGATGGTCGGTACTTACTATCGTCTGTCTGCTCCTTGGATCGTTCAGGGTACGGTACGAGTATCAGGTAGTGCGGTTACACACTGGGTTCCAGACCTCGAATTCGACGGGCTGTTTGGGATCCAGTCCCTCACAACGGAAGCTTTCTCTAAGAAAGAATCTGGTGAAGGTGAACTGTACAAGCTTGGTGCTGGTGCAGTTACTAGAAGTATTTCAATTGAGTCCAAAGGACTATTCAGATTCAAGAGTAACGCAGGGGTTTCCTTCAGACCTAACTGGGTGGGATCAGGTACAGCCCAGATTTCAGGAGAAGTCTCAGAAGTTAAGCGTACATTTGGATTTGAGGGTTCAGGTACTCTACCTAATATTAGTAGCGAAGATAACAGAAGAACATACGCATATAATAATTCTGCTGTTGTTGAATTTGAATATGAGGACTATGGAACGATTCCAATACAGTCCTATCAAATCATTACTACAAACCAAGTACTGTCAGGTGTAAGTACTGGTTCTGTAGTACAAGTTAATCCTACAATAACTGCAACTGTAGATCCTAGTGGATATCAGATTGCACCTCATTCGGGTACGTTTACAAACTCGATTGAACATGCTCCAGTGTCTGTTGGTAAGACAACCAACCTTGACTGGGGTCTTCTTAGTATCACTGGTACTCTATACCCATACGGTGTTGGTCAACTCAAGGGTACTGCTAAACAGAACTACGTACCTAACTGGAATGGTTCTGGTGACATTAAGGTATTTGGTAAAGGTAGAGGAAGAACCAAACCTAGATGGAATGGATTCGTCAGAAGTCTTGTTTCTGGTACTCTTACAGAAAAAATTACTACCAGAGAAATTGGATCAGGTGTACTGTTCAACTTCTCCAGAGCAGACGAGGCATTTACCTTTACCTATGAGGGTACTGGTAACCTATACAAAATTGGTGGTGGTGAGGAGAGAGTCACTACAGATTACATTGCTACTGGTACTCTCGCTCCACTACAATCCAACGTTAAGGTCAACTTCATACCTAACTGGAGAGGTTCTGGTCTTGTTGATGTCACAGGTGCAGTCTCTGACGTTAAGAGAACATACGGTGAACAACCATTTGGTGTCATCCCAGTATTCACTGGAGATGCATATGCTGAGAGAGTTACTTGGGATTACAACGATAGTTCTATCTTACCATTTGGTTATACAGACTTCGGTCCGTTGCCAGGTACTGCTACTGTCGAGGAGATCACTACAAACACGATCCTCTCAGGTACATCTACAGGATCTGTTGTAAGAATCAACGTTGGTGTAGTTGCGGTAGTAGATCCAGATTACACAATCGCACTTGTATCCAACTTCACACCAGGTGCAACCTATGATTATGGTCTGGTTTCTGAAGGGTTCAATGGACCTATTGATTGGGGATATATCTCCCAGACAATCTGGAATTATCCTTTTGGTGGTTTCCAATATACCAGCAATACACATACATCACAAACCAAAGGATTTGTTGCAGAGATTACATTCAAGGCAGCAATCAAGATTCGTTCCTCTACATGGGTACGTATCAACCCACAGTGGGAAGGATTTATTCCGATTGATGTTACTGGTGCTGCTACTTACAGTGTTACTAGACCATACACAGGTGAAGGTCGTGCATTCAGTATTGTATACGCTGAAGCTTCACGTGTATTTGATTACGTTGGTCAAGGTCAGATCTACAAGATTGGTGGTGCAGTTGAATCTGTATCCTTCAATCCAGATGAGAAGCAGGCTCTATTCCCAATTAGAGGTGTTGCCAACGTTAGATTCGCACCTAACTGGAATGCCTTTGGTACTCTTTGGGCATCTCAAGGAACAGCAGAACCTGTACTTAGATCCTTTGCTTATGAAGGCACAGGTGTTCTACCTACTCTTGTTGGTACAGAGAATAGAAGAACTTACTCTTACAATGATTCTTCTGAGAATCTATATCAGTACAGAGATTATGCAAGTCTACCTGGTGTCGGTACTATTACCGAGATTACACCAAGTCAGAGTATCTCTGGTGTATCACCAACTTCTATTATCAGAATTGGTCTCAATGGTGTTGTTGCAAACATACCTGTTGGTCAGACATACGAGATCGATCCTTGGCTCACCACTGGAGCATCAACAGTCCACGACTGTGGATTTATCACAGATCCTGGTGCAACGGTAAGAGAGGATTATGGATTCACATCCACAATCAGTTCTATCAGAACAAAAGTTTCCGAATACCCATTTGGAAAACTTGTCAGTTTTGTTTCTCTATCACTACCTTCACAGACCAAGATCTTCATATCGGATCCGATTCCTTGGGAACATGCGATCAAGATTCGTTCCGATGCAGAAGTCCGTGTTCCACCTCAGTGGGTTACCAACGATCCAACACTTTGGACTTGGAGTGGTGCAGCAGAATGTACAGTATCTGTTCCTCCAACAACACCACCACTATTCAAGTTTGCTGGTGGTTACACAGGTCTCAAGTTCATCACAGCAGAAGAAGGTTCTGCTCATATGGAACTATCTGGTACTTGCCAAGAGGCAATTGTATCAGACAACTACAGATTCGTTACTATCGACGTTTCTGGAAATGCAGCAGAGAACTTCAGTCTCCACTTCCATGGATCTGGAAATCTATATTCTATTGGTCGCAGTGCAGAAGCGATTACAATCGACATACCTGCATTCCAAGCAGATCTTACATTTGGTGGATTCGGAAGTCAGAAATTTACTGTTTCAGAACAGTTTACAGTCGATATCGATCTCTCTGGTACTGCACTGGAGAAACATACAGAAGACTGGGTTGGTCAATCTCAGACAGAGATATTCAACGTTTCTGTTGTACCACTTATCACGAAGCATTGGACTGGCGAAGGTCGGATATTCAACTTCAGTGGTGCAGTCGAAGCGGTTACATTCAACCCACTCGAACTTGGAGCACTATTCGACATTCTGGGTCGTCTCGACGAGAGTCGTGCAATCGCTATTGCTGGTCTGGTTCACACAGAAGTACGTGGAACAGCAAGTCCTGCAAAACTTACATTCGCAGAGCAACCATTTGGTCGTACAGAAGTATACGGTCAAGCAGATCTTCTCAGGACACATGCTTACACAGGCGATGGTCAGGTCTTCTCTGTTGGTGGTGCAGCAGAATCTATTACTCTCAAACTCCCAGAGTTTACAGCAGACGCAGTTCTCAAGGGTGCTGTTTCCCAGAGCTTCACCTTTGGTGGCATTCTTGGATCTGGTGTCTTCACAGTCTTTGGAGAGATTGCAGATCCACTACTTACATTCGCAGAACAACCACTCGGAGACATCTACGTCAGTGGTATTGCAGATGTTGTCAACGTCGATATTCACTTTGGTGTTGGTGGACTGTTCTCTATTGGTGCAGCAGACGAAGCAACCACAGTCAAGATACCTGCATTCACAGCAGATATCCAGTTTGGTACAGAGTTTGCAGATATTCGTGCCACATACAGAGAGATTGGTCAAGCAGAAATTCTCTTCAGTGGAGAAGTTTCAGAACCAATCCTTACATTTGCAGAGCAACCAAGAATCGAAGTCGATATCTTTGGTGCTTCTACATCTTCCAGATCCCACGTATGGGTTGGCGAAGGTCGTATATTTGCTATCAGTGGTGCAGCAGAGAGTATCACATTTGTCTTGCCAGAATTCCAGGCAGACATGGTGTTCAAAGGGTTTGGTTCATTCAAACAAACCTTCAGCGAAAGATTCACAATCGAATCCAAACTGTCTGGTGCAGCACGTATCAAGTACATTCCAAACTGGATTGGTTCTGGTACTGCAACAGTCGATGTTACATCCACATTCTCTCGTACCAAAATCTTTATTGGAGAAGGACGCATCTTCAATATCAGTGGTGCATCCGAAAGTGTTACCTTCAATCCAGAAGAGAGACAGTTACTATTCTCTATTGGTGGCACAAGGACAACAGAAAATGTTGTATGGAGTCCAGACGAAGTACCAGTACCACTCGATATTACTGGAAAGGCATTCGAGAGATTCACACCAAACAATATTGGTTCTGGTACTATCTACGTCGATGTCGATACATCCGAACGTATTACAAAGGACTTTGTTGGAGAAGGACGTATCTTCAACATCAGTGGTGCTTCAGAGAGTTTCACTGTCAACCCAGACGAGACTACCGCACTATTCTCTATTGGTGGTGTTTCAAGTCAGGTTGTTGTCAGAAGAGAGATTGTATTTGGTACACTCTTTGCATTCTCTGGTGCTTCAGAAAGTGTTGGAGTCGCACCACTTGCAGACGGTCTCTTTACATTCAAGGGTCGTGCAGAGGAAGCAACAACATACGCAGAAGTTGGATTCGGAGATCTATTCAACTTTGTTAGCAGTATTGAGCGTCGCACATTTGACTGGACTTCTCAAATCGATCTTGGTGTTTCTGGTATTGCAGACGAGAAACATACAGAAGCATACTCAGGATTTGGAAATCTATACAACTTCTCTGGTGCAGCAGAGACAATTACATTCTCTCCAGAACTCTATGGAGTTGTACATGTATTTGGTGCAGCAGATACACCAAGAACAAGAGTCACAGTTGGAACTGGATCCTTCTTCACATGGAACAATGCATCCGAGTCCAGAACAATTGCAGTCGAGAATGTTGCAATCTTCGACTTCTTGGGTGTTGCAAGACAGGCAGTTGCCAGAAACATTGTTACAGATGTCACTGTCGAGGTCAGAGGATCAGGTGCAGAATCCTTCACAAGGAAAGGATATGTTGGAGAAGGTTCCGCACAATTCTTTGGAGAATCTACTTCCAGTATTACAACAGTTGCATCTGGTCTTGCAACAATCGATGTCTTCGAAGAGGACAATGTTCCTACTATTGTCAAGACATTTGCTGGTTCAGGTCGCATACCTTCTGTATCAAATGCAGGAGTCCTCCGTACATTCAGTTACGATGGACATTGCCCAATTGAGATTGATATTACAACCAAGGTCATTGCACCTTATCAGAGATTTGTATCTGAAGGTGGAGTTATTCTGCATGTTGGTGAAGGTACAACAAGACGCATACAAGTTGCACCACCAAGATCTTATGGATGGATCATATAAGATAAATATAACATAAATATACTTGGTATCGAATAATCACTGATGACAACTCAGGTTCAATTCCGAAGAGGTACTACAGCTGAACATGCTCTATTCACTGGAGCACAGGGTGAGCTGACGATTGATACTGACAAAAATATGGCCGTCATTCATGACGGAACCACTACTGGTGGATTTGACGTTTTTAGAGCTAGATGGGAATATATCAATTCAAATCAAACTCTTGGAACAAGCCTTCGTTATTTGGTGGACTCCTCAAATGGTCCAATATCGTTAACCCTTCCACTTTACAATAACCAATTAGTTCCCAAATCTGGGGATGTAATAGAGTTTATTGACGTAAAGTTTAGTTGGGATATAAATAATGTTACTCTGACGGACCCTATCGGACGACAATTCCAGAATACATTTGGAGTTATATCATCACCTCTGGTGTTTGATGTCAAAGGAGCAAGTGTCCAACTTATTTGGGAAGGAGTTTACTGGAGGGTAATAGTCCAATGACGATGTACATTAGCGATAGTTTTCGAGGCGGTGGCACTAGCTCAGGCGGTGGCGGTGGTGGCGGATTTGCTAGTAACAACTACGATCTTGGTAACGATTTTACTATCCACGCTCTAAGCAGAGATGCTGATGGCATGCTCAACTACACCAAAATAAGAAGTATTGATGATGATGTAGTAACTTTCCATCGTAAAGATGGAACTCCATACCTAGATATTGCAACTGGTATGACCGATTATGTAGAAGAAACTACAGAAGAAAAGTCATACACAAATCATCCACAAGATGAATACCAGCAGTACAGATTTGACAGTAGAAAAGTAACCTACTTTATAGATGATAGCGGATATTTCAATGTTCGTTTCAATGAATCTTACGATTATACAACCGAGGGACCTAAGTAAAGGAAAAACAAATGGCAGATTTTAGACTTGGCAGACTAAAATTTAACTGGAGAGGTGACTGGACGGCTGCGACCGCCTATGTCATTGATGACATTGTTAAATTTGGTGCTAACACTTACGTAGCTACCGCTAACCATACATCGGTTTCGAGTGCTGCACAATGGTACGCAACCGATGCAGGCAGTTGGAACCTTCATACAGAAGGTATCTACAACACAGGTGACTGGGCTGCAGCTACTTTCTATAAGTTAAACGATATCGCAAAATACGGTAACGTACTTTATAGGACTATTGATCCACACCTATCTACTAGTACTTTTGACAGTGCTAAGTTCTCTGCCTACTTAGATGGTCTTAAGTTTGAAGATACTTGGGATTCTGCTACAGAGTATCAGAAGGGAGACATTGTAACATATGGTGGTTATTCATATGTTGCTTTAACAACTAGTATTGCTATTCAACCAAATAACGGTATTGGTAACCAGTGGGATATCCTAACAACTGGTTTCAAAGTTGTTGGTAACTGGAATGCAACTACAACTTATAAACCAGGTGACGTTGTACTCTTAGGTGGTAACTCATACGTTGCTAAGACAACAAACATTAATAAGTCTCCTGATACAAACACTTCTGATTGGGACTTCGTTGTTGGTGGATTTACATGGAAGGGAACTTGGGACGTAGGTACTGTCTACTATCCAGGTGATGCTATTTCTAGAAATAGTAACTCCTATATTTGTGTAGCTCAGTCAACAGGTAATGCACCTGAAACAGATACTCTTGGTACATATTGGAATTCACTTGCTGAAGGAGCGTCTGCCAACGTTCTAACAACATCTGGTGATATCCTGTATCAAGCTGGAGCTGGTCCTGCTAGATTAGCAATTGGAACTGAGAATAAAGTTCTTACTGTTGGTTCCGATGGTTATCCAGCATGGAAAGAGAGTCACGTTACACATAAAGTTTATTACGTTACTCCAGAGGGTAAAGATACCAATCCAGGTAACAGTATTACAACAGCATGGAGAACAGTTCGTCACGCTGTAGATACCGTAACTGGTCCTGCAACAATCTATGTTAAGGCAGGAACATATAATGAAATCCTTCCAATGAGGGTTCCTGAGCAAGTAGGTATTGTTGGTGATAACTTAAGAACATCAAGGATTCAGGCAAGAGCTGGTGAACCTTCAAGTGTTGTTAAACTTACACTTGCACAAGTACCTGATGCTCAGTATAGAGTTCTTGGTTCTACTATCACATCTGGTGATGGAGCAAAGACTGGTGAAGTTATTGACGTTAGAGACGGAGGTGGATCGATCTATGTCCAGACTGATGGATTTGAGAATAACAAAACTGGTGACGCATACAACCTATTAACATCTAACACACAGTTCCTTGTTAAGGAAACTCTTGCACAAGCTGCTAATGGTGGTGTTGCTATTACTAGCCCTCCTGGTGGAGATGCTTCTATATTTGAAAGCAAACTTGCTAGTTTGGTTCAGGATATCACTGCTAACTTAGGTTATGGTGGTAACGACCGTGTTTATGACACAATTGATGACTGGATTACTTCTAACTATTGGAACGGTAACGAGGCAGAAGTTGTTTCTATCTTAGCTTACTTGATTCCTCTTGCAAAAGATGTTATCAATAACGACACAATTACTGTTATTGGTACTCATGGATTAGGTCAGGTTAAGAACGAATCTATTTCAGATATCGTTGATTATGGACAAGCAACTTGTGTTGTTCAGGATGCTGCTATTACAACCTTAGTTGGAGTTGCAACAACTGGATTATCTTCAGGACTTGGAAGTATTACTAGAGACGCTAATGCTAACCTCTGGACAACTTCAGACACATATGAAGCAGGTGCTACAGATATAGGTATCACTGGCGTAACACCTATCATGAATGAGCATTTAACTATGTGGATGCTAGGAAGCACCACTATGCTTAAGGACATGGTTATGGACGGAATGGTTGGATTCATTCCTTCTGCTTCTGATCCTAAAGATCTTAACACTGCTACAATTGGTGGTGTTTATGTACGTCTAGATCCTAACTCACCAATTAAGAGATCACCTTACGTATCAAACTGTTCTTGCTTCGGTGCAACTGGAGTTGGTGCTGTTATTGACGGTGATGTTCATGCTAAGTGGGATAACACAGCACAGTTTACACCAACAGGTGCTACATACAATCCTTCTACTGGTGCTCTAGATCTTACTCTTGGTGCAGGTCATGGATTGACTACTGGATCAAGTATTACATTAGCACAAGCATCTATTACATTCAGTTGTACTAAAGATGGTAATGCTACAAACCATGCATATCCTCGTGTTAGTGACCCTTCGTTTGGTAAGGAACTTGTAATTACAAGTCATAGTGATACAAACATTGTAGTTAATGTTGGTGTTGCTGCTCCTGCTGACCAGTATGCTCATACATTTGTAAGTGCTTCTACTAATGCTGTTGTATTTGATAACAGATCAAACAAAACAATGGTGTTTGACTCTTGGACACAAATCCACGAAGATGGTGGAGTTGGTTTCTGGTGTACAAACAAGGCTGGTGCTGAGATTGTATCTTGCTTTACTTACTACTGTCACATCTCATACTCTTCTACTAGAGGTGGAAGAATCAGATCTCTTGCTGGTAACTCATCATGGGGAACATACGGTATTGTATCTTCTGGATTCGATACTAATGAAACGACTCTTGATGGTACTATCGATGGTCTATCTCTTGAATATGATGAAGCAACAATCGTTGCTGGAGCACAAGATTCAATTTGGTTGAATGAAGAAAGAGTTATTGGATTAACATCTGGTGCTGTTGGAGAGATCATCTCTGTACAGGCTGGTGTTGGTAAGATACTATACAGACCATTTAAAGGATCATTTGTACAAGGTGAGACCATTGATGGTCAAACTTCTGGAGTACAAGGTTCTCTACTTAGTAACGCTGACTACATGGGTGGACAAAACGGATTCGTTCTTGCCTTAACTGGTAGAACATCTGCTCCTGTTCCAGGTGGTTCAGTTGAATTTGTTACTGGTGCTGGTGGTGCTGGAGAAGAACCATTCACATTCGTTATCGCTAACTCATCATACACTGCTCCTAGTGGAAGAGGTAACTTAACTGTTACTAGAGGACTGCTAGGTAGTACTGCTGCTATACATCAAGGTCTGGAATTGATTACCAGATACCAGTATGGTGGTGCTAGTAACTTGAGTTCTGCTATTGGATCTCCGACAGAAACTACAATTTATGTTAACTCTATTGCAGGATTCTCAATTGGAGCATACTGTATTGTAAATGATGAAATGATGGCCATTACTTCATTCCCAACAGCAACTTCGCTTGCAGTTACTCGTGGACAAGAAGGTACAAATGCTGCTACTCATACTAGTGGTGATTCAGTACGTGCTATCGAAATTAAGTCTGTTGATCAAACAGATACTTTAAGAGATCTCACTTCTTCCACTACTGTTGTTCGTATTACTGATGCTTCTGGATTCAACAATAATGATTATATCAAGATCAATAGTGAATTCATGCAGATTACAAATGCACAAACAGATACAACTGGTACTGCATTAGTGGTTCTTGCTGCTGAGAAACCTACAAGAACATTTGACGGACAAAACTACAAAATCAGATATGGTTATAGTCAAGTTCGACTAACTGGTCATGACTTCCTAGACTTAGGTACAGGAAACAAACTAAACACCAACTGGCCTGGAGATCCATTAGTGGATCCAGCACCAGGTAATGAAGTCACTGAGGACTTCCCAGGACGTGTATTCTTTGTATCAACAGACCAAGATGGTAACTTCACAGTTGGACGTTACTTCAAGGTCAATCAGGCAACTGGTTCAACTACATTGAATGCTTCCTCATTCGACCTTTCAGGTCTGTCATCCTTGAGACTGGGTTCTATTGGTGCTCAGTTAGGAGAAAGTATCACAGAATTCTCTTCTGACGTTACTCTTTCTGCTAACTCAAACCAAAAAGTTCCTACACAACGTGCTGTCAAGACATACATCGACGACAACCGTACAACTAAAGGATACGTCTTCTGGGCAGGGTCAGTTTGATCCCCCACTTTATAAATATCAAATAAACCACTATCGTCTACACGGAGAATAGGTAAATGGCATCTGGAATATTGGGGACACAACAATCCCTAGCCGCAAACACATTAACAACAATATATACAGTACCTGCAAGTACAGTAGCATATTGTAACTTCAACATTGTCAACACTAATGCGACACCAGTTGATGTAAGAGTAGCTCTTGCAGCTGCTGATACACCATCTGCTGCTGAGTATGTCGAGTACAATGCTGAGATTGGTGGGTTCGGAGTTCTTGAAAGAACTGGATTCGCTATACAAACAGGTAAAAAAATTGTTGCCTATTCAGACACAACTGGCGTGAGTATCTCTGCCTATGGTGTTGAAGAATCAACTTCCTAATTAATAAATAGATTTACAAGGAGATTTTAGAACAATGGGACGCAACCTAACGCCTGCATCTGACACAAGAGAAACCGTAGCAGTTACTTCAGCACACTCTGTATTGGCTGGACAAATTTTGCTACTTGATACTACTAGTGCTGCATTCACAGTAACTTTACCTGCTAATGGTAAATTAGGAGACAGAATCAATTTAATTGATGCTGCTGGTAACTGTGATGTTAACAAAGTAACAGTATCTAGAAATGGACACAAGATCGCTAACTTGGCTGAAGATCTTGATTTCGATTTGAAGAACGCTTCACTTGAGCTCATTTACACAGGTTCAGCCTACGGATGGTCAATTCTATCCAACTAATTCAACTAAGGTAGTAAAATGTCGAGTTTACGAGATCTATTAGATGTACCTGAAGCAGATGTCGTCCCTATACAAACGTATATGGGCGGTGGTCAGCATCAGATATATTATAGAGGAAATATGTGTTGGCAGTTTGAGAGTTCGTATAACTACGACTGGCAACGTATAAGATGGTGCGTCCCTAGCAGCTGTATATGCAGGGTTAAGTTTGAAATCTGGGGTGGCGGTGGAGGCGGCTCTGGTACATGTTGTTGCTCTATTGCTTGGCCTGGTCACTCTGGTCAGTATAGTGCTTGCACAGTTTGTGCTGCTGTACAAAGTGTCTCCCAGTTAGACGGTTGTTGTTATGATATATGTGTCGCCAATGGTACGTGTAGATACCCTTCAGGCGGTGGTTTTGATGGTTGTAAATCCTATATTAGTGGTCCAGGATTAAGCGACTTCTGTGCATGTGGTGGTTGTCATGGTCATCAGTGTTGTCACTGGATTGATTCTTACTTCTCTTGTAGAACTAGAATAACCGATACTGGTAAATCTTGTCAGAGAGCTCAAAGCGAACACTATACACTTAATAATAGTGATTGCATGGATGAGTGCGAAAAGTATGGTAAGTGGTATTGGAACGGTCTTACTCCTTATATTCATTATGATTGCAACCCTGGTTGTGGTAACTATTGTATGAAGAAAGACTACCATCCATATCCTGCTATGTACGGTGCTCGTTATGGAGTTGTTAATGGTTACAGAAAGCATACTATGGCAACTTGTGGTAGAACTGAAACACTATGGTTGACAGGTAACAACGGTGGACTCTCAGGAGACTGCTGGAGAAACGGTCCTCCTGGTTCTGGTGGTGTATCTGCTCAGGTGTTTGGTGGTGGTTGCTGCTGTTCTTCTGAGGGTGCTCACGGACTCGTAAGAATCACATTATTCTGTAAAACATAAGGAAAGGCAAATGAATTTACGAGAATTATTAGGAAGAGAATTTGCTTCAACTATAGATGAAACAGTTTCAGCAAATACTTCACTAGAAAGAAACCACGAAGGTAGAGTATTTTTATTCCATCCTTATTGTAACCAAGATAACTGCGAGAGTAGTTACAGAGGTTACTGTCTTCAGTACTGGTGTGTACCTTGCGGTACTACTCAAGCAACTTTCGAGTTGTGGGGTGGAGGCGGTTCAGGCGGTGGTGCTTGCTGCTGTATGCAGGGAATGCCTGGTGGTGCTGGAGCATACGTAAGAAAGACTCTTGAGTATCCACAGATACAAGGTGGTTGGTGTTATCAACTTTGCGTTGCATCACCTAACTGCTGCTCAAGATGCTGCTGTGGTATTAGAGGATGTAAAACATGGGTTGGTGGTTGCAACTTAAGCAACCTCTGTGCTGATGGTGGACTTCCTGGTAAGACATGTTGCTGGGCTTTCTGGAACTCAACATATAGATGCCAAGATAAAGTTTCTTGGGGTGGATGTGGAGGATGGAGACTTCACGAAGATGGAGCATGCTCCTACGGTGGAGATGAGATGATTAAAGGAAGACCTGGTTTCTTCATCACTCACTGTAATGATAATAACTGTTGGACTAAAGGTGGTATGCCTTATCCTGCTGGTCTTATTAATCAAAAAGGTGGATGGTTAACACAAAACTATCAAGGTAATGCATGTAATCATTCATACATGTATTGTTCAGGTACGACTCCTTGGGCGTACAACATTAACTGTAACGGTGGTCCAGGACTTCCTGGAGTTGGTGCTCCTTCTGCTACTGCGTGTGGTGGTGGATGCTGTTACGGATGGCGTGGTGGCGGTGGATTCATTAGAATCACATACTGCTCATGCTGGTTACAGACAAGTTCACAGAACGAAGACTGTGCTTGGTACTACTTTAACTAAATAAGAGGACAGAGGCACTATAGATGGCTAATACAAATTTACGAGATCTATTAGGATTCGTTACATCAGATTCATTGGAGGGACTATCAGCACCCGATGCTACCACAAAACTAGCAAGACTACCGTCTGCTGGTTATTGTGTACAGTATATTCACGGTGCTTGTGGTTCAACTTGTAGTGAACATTCTACCAGTTACAACTACTATAGGTATCCACTATGGTGTATTCCTACTGGAGTCTGTGATGTTATCTTCGAAATCTGGGGTGCTGGAGGCGGTGGAGGATCATCCTGCTGCTGTTCTAGGGGCATGCCTTCTGGTTCTGGTGCATATGCGTGGAAACGTATTACAGGTGCTGCTGCATCTCTTCAAGGATGTTCCTATGATGTTCATGTAGGTAGACCTGGTTGCGGTAGAACTGGATCACAGTGTGGTAATCAAGGTGGTACTTCTTACATCACTGGTTATGGTTTGAGTAACTTCTGTGCTAGAGGTGGACATGGAGGATGCTCATGCTGCTTCCTATGCTGCTGCACATGGAATGCTCAGTGCATGAGTAGTTGCCCTTATGGTTGCTGTGCAACTTACTGTGGTGCAGACGGTGGAGCATACGGTGTTCCTGGTGCTGCTTACATATTCTGTTATAGTAATCATTGCTGGAACAAACAACACGTTCCTTATCCTGCTGGATTAGTTAACGGTAAAGGTGGTTGGATGACTGCTGTTACTTGTGAAAACAGTGGATGTGGACATTGCATGCTACATTGGGCATCTGCTCAGTTAGGATGGGGTGGATCATTCTCTGATCACAACTATGTACCTGGTGTTGGTGGACCTTCTGGTTGGACTTGTGGTGGTGGTTGTTGTCGTGGAGAGAACGGTACTGCTGGTATGATCCGTATCAACTTCAAGTACGACGAAAACTTGTAAATAATATAAATAGGAAAGTATAGGTAATCAAAGGTTATGGCTTTTACAAAAACATTCACATATAAAGTGCCAGATGATTATTTGGCACAAACTGATTCTTTAGGAAAAACTGCCGAATGGACATATGATGGTCCAAGATGGTTGTTCGTTTTCGTTGATAAGGAAACTAACAGATGGATTCCATCACAGTCATGTATTGGGTTTAACAGAGAGCCAACTACTGGTGACATAGAGCATGCAAATGTTCGTGCTGGTATAGATGAGATCGCAGTTCTGATTGACATGTCTTCTCCTAGTGACGAAGAAGCAATCATTGCTTCTATTCTCTTCCCTAAAGATACTGGTAAAGCATCTGGTTATCCACAAAAGGATTACAAGATTACTGGAGACGATACAGTATATTACTCACGTCCAGAACCAATTTCTCCTGACCATGCCTATGCAGCTGATGAGATTGAGTATGATCAAGCAGCAGGTGCTTGGAAGTCTCCTCTTCCTTGGTTCAAGCCTTGGATTTCAATGGAACAGCATAAAGCAGCAAGAGATACTCTAGTTGCAGATGCTCAAGCAAACCTAGACGCAGAAGCAACTGAGAATGGTGGTCAGGGTAACCTTACTGACCAGCAAAGAGCTGCTCTTACAGCATTTATTGGCGAATTAAACGGTATCTATACAAAGTTCCCTGCTGCTGATGGTTGGGGACCACACATGATTCCATTCCCTGATGATCCTCGTACTCCTTGGATTGATGGATATGACTATCGTGTTACAGACTACGAAGAGTTGATTGATGCTGCAACAGGATTAACTAAGTCATCTGATGTTCCTGATGCTGCTGTTCTAGAATCTGCACAACAGCAAACACTTAGAGACGGCACAAAAGCTGATTAAAAGTTCGAGATGGATCGGAAGATCTGATAAGGGCGGTGTAAAAACCGTCCTTTTTTATGCGTATAAATAGTAGTGAAGTTGAATAAATCCTTCTATATCATTCTATATTAACATATTATGAGACCCAAGTCGTTCTTTATTAACGGTGGAGCTGGACGTGTACTATGCTCTATCCCTGCATTCGAAAAATATGCGGAAGACCATCCAGACGAAGACTTTGTAATAGTCTGCGAAGGTGGTACAGATTTCTATAAAGGTCATCCTACTCTACATAGGAAATGCTATGATCATTGGCATAAAGATCTTTTCGAAGACAAGATTAAACACACAGATATAGTTACACCAGAACCATATAGAATCTGGCATTACTATAATCAAAAATGCAATCTCTCTCAAGCGTTTGACATTGAGATTAATGGTTTGAAAGAACCAAGAGATCTTCCTGCACCAACAATTAAACTTTCTAGAGAAGAAGAAACAACTGGAATTTTTGTTGTTGAAGAGGTTCGGCAAAGAACTAAGAAAAAGAAAACCGTAGTCTTCCAACCTTTTGGTAGAGGAGTTCAGACTGCTGGTAATATTATTATGGATACTTCTGGTAGAAGTTTTGAATTTAATAATGTCATCAGTATCATTAAGAAGTTGCAGAAAAAATACTCTGTTATTCTTCTATCAGAATTAACAATTGATTTTGAGAAGGAAGGAATGACTGATACTGTATCTCATCCTACCAACAGACCATTAAGAGAACTTGCTGGTGCTATCAAAGCAGCAGATCTATTCTTAGGATGTGATTCTGTAGGACAACATATTGCTAAGGCATTTGACAAACCAGCAGTTGTAGTTGTTGGATCTACATTCAAAGAAAATATTACTTACCCAGATGATAAGAAGTTCTCTGTTCTTGATATGGGTGAAGGTTTAAGAGTATACGATCCTATTCGTATAACCATTGATGAGTATACTAACAGAGTCAATGATCGTATTATGGCGATGAATGATAAGGTTGAATCTGTTATCATGCAAGAGGTTGATAAACTTATGAAGAAGTATTATAAAGCTTCTGATAAAGTTATCAGACTTCCTGATGAGATGCAGCAGCAAGTAGATTATACTTTACAGATGGAAGAGGACATGAAGAAGCAAATGGCTTCTGGAAAACAACCAACTGTTCCAGCAGGTATGATGAAACAATCCAACAATCCAAATTTGATTCCAGCATTGATGGCAGATACTAAAGACATTAAACCACTAAGCAAAGTTCCTTCTGGATTTGCTGACTTAGCGAAAGGTAAATAATATGATTATTTTATGTGTTGCACGTGGTCACAACGGTAGTACCACACTAATGGTAGACGGTGAGATAGTCTTCTATCTCGAAGAAGAGAGGCTTAGTAGATTTAAGTATGATGGATCTCCTATGCTAGGTATACTTAAAGCATTTGAGTATGTTGATCATATTGATCATCTAGTTGTATGTCATACACATAGATCTGGTCCTAATTTAGATTGGACTGGTGAGCATATGTATGAGGGATTTGTAAGAAAGATTGCTAGAAAGAAATGGGAATTTGAAACAACTTATATTGATTTAAACCACCATGAGATGCATGCTGCATGCGGTTTCTATAATTCTGGATTTGAATCTGCTGCATGTGTTATTGCAGATGGTGCTGGAAGTTTCTTAAATATGCAAGAAGTTCCAGATACTTTGTATGAATTTGAAACTATATTCCATGCAGAGTATCCAGAAGAGTTTGAATCTGTATGGAAACATATCGGAACTAAAGCTGCTATTGGTTTCCATGAACCAGAACCTAATACATTCATTACTGAGTATCCTGGTCATACTAAAATGTATGAAGCAGTAACACAGTACTGTGGATTCCCTGCTATTGAAGCAGGTAAACTTATGGGTCTTGCACCATATGGTAAACCTAATGATGAGATACCATCATTCTTTAATGGGGAATGGGGTAACAGAGATTTAATTGTTCCAACATATCCTAATGCTGCTACTATTAATGAATCTAGATTCCAAATACTTAAAGATGATCGTAAGCAACATCAACAAGGTGAAGGTGAAAGATTAGATCATACAGATGTACAGAAGGATATGGCATATAAAATTCAGGAAGAAACTTCTGAACGTATGTGTCAATTGATTGAGAAAGCAGTTGATTTAACTGGTGAAAAGAACATTGTAGTATGTGGTGGTTATGGTCTTAACTGTGTAGCAAACTATAAGTACTGGGATCGTTTCCCTGAACTTAACCTATATTGTGAACCTATTTCACATGATGGTGGTACATCTATTGGTGGAGCACTTTATAAATGGCATCAACTTACTGACAACGAACAACCTAAAAAGCAAGCATCTGTTTATTATGGTCCTCAGTATGATCCTACTACCTATGAAGATGCTATTGCTGGACGTGATGTAACAGATACTGATTATGATTCAGTTGCTGCACTTATCCGTGAAGGTAAGATTGTTACTATCTTCCAAGGAAGATCAGAAGGTGGTCCTCGTGCTTTAGGTAATCGTTCAATATTATTTGATCCTACTATTAAGGATGGTAAGGATATTGTTAATGGTGTTAAGCACAGAGAATGGTTCAGACCATTTGCATGTTCTATTAAGAAAGAACATGTTCATGAGTGGTTTGATTTGAAAGGAAGAGATGAAACACCACACATGATGTATGCTGTAGAGTGTCTTGAAGGTGTTGAGGAGAAGATTCCGTCAGTAATTCATGTTGATGGAACTTGTCGTATACAAACTGTGACTGAGGAACAAAATGAACATTACTATAAACTCATTAATGCTTTCCATAAGATTACAGATGTACCTATACTCTTTAACACTAGTTTCAATCTTGGAGGCGAACCTCTTGTTGAAACTATCCATGATGCGTTAGAGACATTAGATAATAGTGAGATCGAGTACATGTATCTCCCAGAAATTCAAAAACTAGTTAAGGTTCCTAACCGTGACTGATCATTTTGAAGATATCTTAGTTATTGATGATGTAATCAGTCCAAGATATCAGGAGCATCTTAGACAATCCGTTATGGATTCTAAGTTCCCATGGTATTTCAATCGTGATATAACAGCACCTTTGTGGTATTGGGAACAGAATAAACTTAATGATTCTAAATTAGAAGTTGAGGATGCTCTATTTACTGGGTTTATGCACATCCTTTGGGGGAGAGAGGGTAAGGAATCTGAGTCGTATGATATCTTCGTTCCTCTCTTGTACTCGATGGAAGAAAAGATCAATATGACTATCAAGGATCTTGTTCAATTAAGATTGGGTCTCTTTACATTGAACAAGAATAAACACCCTCATCATGTTCCACATGTTGATTATCAGGGTGATGGGTTGAAGTACACAGCAATCTATTACCTGAACGATAGTGATGGAGATACACATTTCTTTAATGAATTTTTAGATCCTAGTATCAAGAGGTTCATTAATGGGTATGACCCCAGTCTCTTTACCGTTGCTAAAACTGTGAAACCTAAATCAGGTAGAATGGTTTTATTTGATGGTCGAAGATATCATGCCTCTCGCTATCCAGAGAGCACAACAGAACGTATTGTATTGAATATAAATTTTAACCCTGTTTAATTATGTGGATACTTGGTGTTAATAGATCTCATGATGCTGCTATTTGTCTCATGAAAGACAATGATGTAGTGCTGTCCATACAGGAAGAGAGATTAACACATGTCAAATATGACAGAGAAGTATTCAATGCTCTGGATAAAGTAGCTGAAATTACTAAAGAAATTGACCTATGTGCTTATACACATTTGTATAATACTAAATGTGATTTCGGACCATACTTTAAATACATTAAACGGATAGGGATTAAAGTCAAGAGGTATGTAGAAGCAAAGGATTACCACCATTCTCTACATGCCTCTTGTGCGTTCTATAATTCAGGATTTGATAAAGCAGGTATACTTGTAATAGATGGTGCTGGTGCTGACCATGAGTGGGGTAAGGAGCACGAGAGTATATTCTATTTTGATCAAGATCCTAATGGAGTAACATGCCTAAGTCAAAAGATTATTGGGTATTCAAATCAAAAGGTTGAAGGAGCACCACCATTTGTAAATCCCACAAAAAGTATTGGTACTGGATTTGTTTACTCTGGTATTACAGAATATTTGGGATGGGATAGTTTAGAGTGTGGTAAAACTATGGGTCTTTCATCATATGGAGAACCTAATGATAGAATAAAACAAATGATATCTGAGGATGGTGGAAATGAGAATATATTTACCTTAACAGATTTCAATGAACATAAGAATGTGAATACTGTTGTTCGTCCTTATGATTACATAGCATATTCTAAGGATGAAGATGATAAGTTTCAAAGACATGCAGATCTAGCATATAGATTGCAAGAAGATTTTGAAGAATATGTGTATCAAAGAATTATGGATACACATAGATTAAGTGGATGTAATGATATTATCTTTACTGGTGGATGTGCTTTGAATTGTGTTGGTAACTATAGAATACTACAAAGATTACCAAAACATATTAATCTATATGTTGAACCTATGTCTAGTGACTGTGGTACTGCTATGGGAGCAGCATATATTACTTACGCAAGGGAATGCCCTAAGCAGTATAGACGTAAAAAAATAAGACCATTATCACATCTTTATTTTGGTCAACCTATTAAGTATGATTATGAATTGAAAGATAATGAATTTAGGGTATGTGAGGTTACACCTCAGAGTATTGCTGGACTTATTAGTGATGGTAATGTAGTTGCTATCTGTCAGGGTAGATCTGAGAATGGTCCTCGTGCTTTAGGTAATCGTTCTATACTATATGATCCCCGTGCTGTAGACGGGAAAGATATTGTTAATAAAGTAAAGAAGAGAGAGTATTGGAGACCGTTTGCTGGTACAGTACTTGCTGACCATGCACAAGAATGGTTTGATATGGATAGGTTGTATGAATCACCACATATGATGTATGCTGTGAATGTACTAAAATCAATGATAGAGAAGATACCATGTATCACTCATGTTGATGGTACATGTAGGATTCAAACTCTCACAAAAGATCAGAATCCAAACTACTATAAATTAATAGAGGCATTCTATGAATTAACAGGTGTGCCGATATTATTCAACACATCTTTTAATTTGGCTGGTGATACTATAGTGGAAACTATAGATGATGCTTTACTTACTATGAGAGAAAGTGAAATCTGTTATCTTTACTTACCTGAGAAAGCAGAACTACTATTCATACCTGATGCATCAGAACCATCTATCAAAAGATTATCATACAAAGATTGTAATTTACTACTATGAACTTAACAGATTTAATATTCGAGAAAAAAGACTTCCTACATGGAGATGATTGTGAGGCATGGATTGATTGGTTTTGGCGAAACCAACAATATCATGATAAGGGGGATTCTGGAAATGAAGAAAAACATAAGAAAGCTATACAAGTAGACCCTATTGTTGGTGGAGATTTCTGGTGTCAAGTTGCTATAGAAACTGATAGAGCTATCAATGCAATGTATGAATGGGGTGCAAAAGATAAACTTCTTTGGAGAGCACCTTTAGTTTCTTATGATCATGCTATGAGATGCTATCAAAAACAAGATGGGTGGTTTAGAGATCATATTGATCTATCTCCAACAGATCCATTACTATTGTCGAGAGTATATGCTATGATAATATATCTTGATAATGTTGAAGAAGGTGGAGAAACAGAGTTTTCATTTTTAGATTACAAAGTTAAACCAGAACAAGGAAAACTTTTAATATTCCCTTGTAATCAGTTGTATCCATATAGAGAAAACAAACCAATGAGTGGACCAAAGCATATTATCACTGCTTGGTTTTGTTCTGATCTACCTGCTCCACATTATGTAAATGCACAGCATCCTAATCAACAACATAAAAACTTGTATGCGAAACACATGGGAATCAAATGATTATTTGGGTTAATGGTTGCTTTGATGTTCTCCATAGAGGACATTTCGAATTGCTAAACTATGCTAGGTCTTTAGGATCTATGCTTATAGTGGGTATCGATACTGACCGAAAGGTCAGAGCAGACAAAGGACCAGATAGACCCATTTATCCATTAGAGGATAGGAAGTATCAATTAAGTTCTTTGAAAGCAGTGGACGTAATTCATACGTTTGATTCAAGACAAGAGCTTGAAGAATTGATAAAAATCATAAACCCTGATATACTAGTGGTAGGTTCTGATTGGAAAAACGGAGACGTAGTAGGACGTGAGTATGCAAAAAGAGTTGAATTCTTCGATAGGATCGGAGAATATTCCACAACAAAAACAATACAAGGTCATAGTTATAGGTGAGACTTGTATAGACAAATATGTTTACGGTAGGTGTACTAGGTTGAGTCCTGAAGCACCTGTACCAGTAATGGAATACATTCGTACTGAAACAGCAGAAGGAATGGCAAGTAACGTAAGAGCAAATCTCTTGTCATTTGGTGTGAATGTATATTTGATGACCAATGAATTAAAACCAGTTAAGACTAGGTTTGTAGATGAAAGATCCAATCAGCAATTGATGAGGATGGATGAAAATGATGAGGTTGCTGACTATGGATGGGAGTTACCAACTAGTGACTATTATCCTACTGGTACTGTACACCATGAACCAATAGGTGAACCATTTGATGCCATGATTATATCTGATTATGACAAAGGATTCTTAGATACAGAAAAGATATTTGAAATGGTAGAAGCATTCGATGGTCCTGTATTCATAGACAGCAAGAAGACCAAACTACCTAAGAAAGGATGCTTCATCAAGATCAATGAGTTAGAAGACTCTAAGTTGAAAGGTATATACAGAAACAAAATTGTTACCAAAGGTAGTGCTGGTGCTGAGTATAAAGGAAAGATATATCCTGGTGAGAAGGTTCCTTGTTTTGATGTAGCAGGAGCAGGTGATACTTTCTTATGTGCTTTGGTTTACTTCTACCTAGAGTATGGTACAATAGAGAAAGCTATACCATATGCTAACAAGGCTGCTTCAATAGCAGTACAAAATACTGGTACATACGTTCTTACTGGAGATGATATAGATGATATACGTAGTTGATATCGATGGTACTATTAGTAATTGTCCTACAGGACAATACGAAAAATCCGAACCTATGATGGATCGGATAGAGAAGTTAAATAAAATATATGATCAAGGTAACAGTATTGTTTTTTATACTGCTAGAGGTATGGGTAGGTTTGATGGTGATCCAGTGAAAGCACACGAAGCATTCTATGATCTAACCTTCAATCAACTTAAGTCGTGGGGTTGTAAGTTTGATGAGTTACACATGGGCAAATTCCATGCACATTATTTTATAGACGATAAAGGTATTAATTCTGATGATTTCTTTAATACATGAAAACGAAGATCTTCTTGATCCGTTTACTATTCAATGGATTAATAAAGAACTTTATGAATACCCTGTGGCATATGGACACAGAGCTTGTGAAGATGGAGATACCTTTTTTGGAAGAGTATTCTTTTGGGATGGATGGCGTGAGCAGTTCCATCAGAAAAACTTACCACCTAGTGTAGATTATCTAACCAATTTTGTAATCACATGGTTACCATCTGTGACTGGTAAAGAATTTGCAGGACTAAGAAGAATTGCATTGAATGCTGCATGTCCTAATCAGCGTGGAGGTGTACATCATGATGATGATGACAAATCAATCTGGACTGTGCTATACTATATTACTGATAGTTCTGGTGATACCAATATATACGATGAAGGAGATGTTGTTCATTCTTGTAAATATAAACAAGGGAAGTTTGTTGCCTTCCCATCTAACTATGTACATAATGCGGAGGCTCCAGAATCAGGATGGAGAATGAGTTTAGCGTTCGGTATTCAACTACGATGAAGATTGTACAGAAAGGTTGGGGTTATGAGAAGTGGATCTGCAATTCTGAAAAGTATTGTGGAAAACTCCTATTCTTTAATGCAGGTAAGAAGTGTTCATATCATTACCACAAGATTAAAGATGAAACATTCTATGTTCAGAGTGGTGAACTAAAGATGACCTATGGTTATAGAGATGATTTTATTGATGCAGACACAATAATATTAAAACCAGGAGATAAGTTTTACATACCTCCTGGTCTTAGACATATGATGGAAGGCATTACAGACGTAGAACTATTCGAATTTTCTACAGAGCATTTTGAGGACGACTCGTACCGTATTCTAAGGGGTGATTGATGTAGTCCTCTACATTTGTAAATTCATATTTATTAGCCCAGAACATATCTGCACAGGTATAGAACTGATATTTTCCTTGTAAGTGTACAGGGAAATCTATCTCTTCTATCTGTGCATTATATTTGTCTGCAATTATTTCAGCAATATCTCTGAAGGAATGTGGGTGTCCTGTACCAAGATCATATACTCCTGATTCCAATTGGTTGTTTAGAACTAAGTCAACAACATCACCAACGTATATAAAGTCTCTAACCATCTTCTCAGAGTTCTTAAAGATTTTAATTTTACCTGTCATCTTTGCTTCCTCAGTAAATTTACTGATAGGACTGCGTTGGTTTCCTTTATGCTCTTCACCTTCTCCATATACATTGAAGAATCTGAATCCTTGAATATTTTCAAATAGATCTATATTGTCTTGTACCCAGTAGTCTACTTGAACTTTTGATATAGCATAGTAATTCAAAGGATTGATATTACCTGCTGAGTTTCCATAGACAGATGCAGACGAGGCATACTTAACTGGTATACCTAGTTCTATTGCTTTCTTAAATAGTCTTATTGAAAACTCAGTATTGTAAATTGTGATCTTTCCAATATCAGTTTCTGTTGTACTTGATATTGCTCCCATATGAATGATTTCATCGATATCATCCCAGACAGGTAAGTTGTCTAGTAACTGAAAAGCGTTTCCCATTTCAAACCCGATGAATTTTCCATCAAGTTGATCGGCAAACTTCTTTCCGATGAACCCATTGCATCCTGTAAGAATTTTCATATAAATAACTAACGATTGTAATATAAACCCCCAAAGTTATGGCTACTTATGGTGCTCTAGCAGCTATAGTCCCACAAGTCAAGACTAGGACAGTACTTCATGAGGCTCCAGCAGCAAAGCTGGTAGAGGCAAAAATTTCAATATCCCACCAAAGTCCATACCCAGTAAGAGTAAGGATCGGAGTTTCGAGTGGTGCGTTATTGGCTTTCGCTCCATCGAACTACATCCTATATGACATGGAGATTCAGTCTGGAGAGACTTACGAAACTCAAACTATGTACTATGCCAATGGGCAAAGTCTCGTTGTATATAGTGACTACGAAACTACCTCTTTCTTGGTGCATGGAGAAGTTGTTGATAACCCAGTTGGTTCTGGATTCTTAAATTCTGCTCTTGTGACTACTGCTAGAACTAATACTAGCATCTATACAGTACCTACTGGTGAAGACGTAGAACTTTCGATCTTCGTTTCTAACCAGAGTCATACTCCTTCTAGATTCAGAATAGGAATCTTGGAAGATGGTCAAGCAGAATTGCAAACTGCAAACTACTTAAATTATAACACGAAACTTTTCCCACGTACATTCTATCAGAGAACTGACATTAAAGCAACAGGAGATCAACAAATTATTGTGTGGGCTGAGGATGCCAACATAATGAGTTTTGCTGTATATGGTAAGTTTAAGTATAACATCATTGCAACTGACTTCAGTGTTAATGGGAACTTTACTGTTGTTGGAGACTCTGATTTACAAAGTAATGTTACTGTTGGTGGAACTCTTGACGTTACAGGAGATACAACTCTTAAAGCTGCTGCGACTGTAGAAGGTGAACTAGGAGTTAATGGTGGTATCAAAGGTGGTGCTGATCTACTTTCTCCTACCTTTAGTGTTTCTGCTGCTGGTGCTATCGCTGGTGCTAGTGCTTCTGTTACATCTGCTCTTGCTTGTGGTACTACCTTCGGGGTTGGTGGTACTAAGTTCACAGTAGATGCAGATGGTAACACAGTTGTGGATGGAACCTTAGATGTACACAGTGGTGTTACTGCTGATCTAAGTCTTCTAAATAATAAAATAACGAATCTAGGTAGAGCTACTGCGCCAGGGGATGCAATGTCCAAGACTGCTGTAGACTCCCAAGTAACTGCATTAGCAATTGCACTTTCATAAAAAAGATCGAGGGAAATTAAAAAATGGCTAAAAGGCAAATAAGAGACTACGTTTTCTCACCTGGTCTTTCTGGTGCTGGAACATTGAAGGTTTTGGATAAAGTCAGTCCTGACCAGATTCTGCTGATCACAAACGTTACCGCAAACGTTGTACTTTATAACTTTGCTGATAACTCTCAACAGATAGCAGCAGCGTTCACGGAAACATCTGATGGATCTGATCCAGACTTCCCTTTCGCTAGTACGTTATCAAACGGTGTAACTACCATTACATTCTTGTTTGATACTTCGACATATAGTTCTACTGATAACTTAATCATCTTTATTGAAGGTGATGAAGTTAAGATGAGACCATACGACTTCGGTACAGACGCTATCGAACGTATGCGTTTTGCTGAGCCTCTTAGTATGCTTGACGCTGACTTTGAGTATGGTATTCAGCCAACTAAATGGCAGACCATTGACCTAGTACGTGGATATCCATCTTCCTTCGAGTTTCCAGGTGCTGATGTTGCTGTTAGTTCAATTACAACCGATGCTTCTACAAACAGTGGTGGTATAGGTCCATCTCTTATTACAGTAGATACTGAATTGGAACATGGATTCTCTGTTGGTGATCCTGTTACACTTAAGGGTGTTAATGATGGTGTAGAGGGATTCGCTAAGGCAGAAGGTTCATTCATTATTAGTGATGTTCCAAGTACATCTCAGTTTACTTTCTATGCAAAGGGTAAGGTAGGTCTATCACCTGCTACTAGTCTATTATCTGGATTTGTTCAGTTAAGGAAAGCAGGTTTCTATACTGGTGCTTCATTAGGAAGCCCTACTCTAGCAGTAGAATCTAATGGTGCTTCTGGTCAGTTAACCACTAGAGGTAATACTGCTGCTGGTGCAAATAGAATTGGTATCAATGTTCCAGGATCAGCCCCTCCAATTGGTGCTCCTCTTTCTTCATCTGGATTACAAGCTGGTACACAGATAACTGGTTATGTGGGTTCTGATACCGCTATTAATATTACAACATCATTCACAGCACCTGTTTCTACAGTTGAGCTTAACGATACAACAGGAATTGATATTGGTGCTGCTCTAGATAACGGTTCTGGTACTACAATCTTTGTTACAAACATCGAAACAAATACTATATCTCTATCTGCACCATATACAGCAGACAGAACTGGTAACAGTTTCATCTCTACACCAACATCACCAGCCACAGTTAACTTTGGTAATGGTAATGGAGCATCATTTGATATCATGAGAACTTCTGGTGCATACAATGGTGTTGATATTAGACAGATAGTAGTTTATGATAATGTTCCAGTAGATACGTATAGTGGACTTGGAGCCAATGCTACCTTCAACATTGAAAGGGATGGTACTGCTGGTGGAGCATCTTATTCAAATGTATTCATATCTAATAGTGGTAGTCAATACTCTGCTACAGAAACAGTTACTATCTTAGGTACTAACTTAGGTGGTGCTACACCAACTAACGATATGACTATTACAATTGATTCTGTTGATGTTAATGGTCAAATTCAAAGTATTACTCCTAGTGGTACAGCAGCAGAAGGAACTCCTTACGCTGGAACTGGATATGCTGCTGGAGAACAAATTGTTATCTATGGTAATGTTCTTGGTGGTAATTCACCAGCTCATGACTTAAACATCTTCATTAAAACAGTTGGTGCTGCTGGTGAGATTCTTACCTTTACTCCTATTGGTCAAGGTATTTTCTCTACTCAGGAATACAATAACGTAACTGGTGCTGCTGGATCTGGTGTTGGTATTAACTCATCATTCAGAGTTACTAGAACAGGTTCTGGTAGCAAGATATCTCAGATTGATGATATTGAAATTGGTGGAATAATAGAATTTGAAGATTTCTTCTCAGTTCAAATAACTGATACTGCAACAAGTACAGTTGAAACATTTACTTATGATGCTGCCACTAATGATGGTATAACAGAAGTAAGGAACGGACTTATTAATGCCATTAATGATCTTGCTGCTGGTTCTGCTTTCGTAAGAGCAAGTGCTGGATCTCCTTCTCAGGCTGGTCTTGCAAAGATGCAATTGACTGCTATAGTTGCTGGTCAAGCATTCTCTGTAGTTGCATCTACCACTGAAGCTGGTGGTGGAACTGCTGATGATCAAACTATTTCTCATGCAAACTTTACACCTAACGAGAACACAACAACCACACCAACATATAGTGCTGTTATAATCAACCCTGGTTCTAGTTACCAACCAAATGATACTGTTATTATTGATGGTGGAATCTTAGGTGGTGAAACTGCTACTCATGATTTAACTGTTACTGTAACCAGTGTTGGTGCATCTGGTGAGATCACTGCATTTAGTATTGGTGGTACAGCAGCAGATGGTAATGCAACATTCGAATCACTCACTGCAAACAATATAGCATTTAATGCAA